TAATTTCTTCAATATCGTAGAAACTAATGGCGATACCAGATGGGTGAACTCCTGTATTTTTGTTTAATCCTTCTAATTTTTTTGCAATTTTAAATATTTTTGTATTTTTATCCGCAAATTCTTTGAATTTGTCGCTCTCTTTTAGTGCTTGGTCTAGTTTAGCTACCTTGCCGAACTGCTTGGGGATGAGTGAACTTATCTGATTTACTTCATCTTCAGACATCTCTCCAACTATTTTACCGCACTCCTTTACACACAATTTACTGCTTAAAGTGTTTAAAGTTAAAATTTTACAAGTTCTCCCTTTGTGTTGTTTTTCAATATATTTTATAACTTCTTGACGACGGTCATAGGAAATATCGTTATCTACATCAGCGAGTAGAGATCCATCAAGGTAGGTAATGCCGTCTACAACAGTCTTCTTTGCTCGACTTTTAGAAACAAAGCGTTCAAAGAAAAGGTCATATTTAATTGGGTCTACATTTGTGACCCGCAATAAGTAAAGAACTAAAGAGCCAGCGGCAGATCCTCGACCTGGGCCAGTTGGTATCTCATTTTCGTGGCAAAAGTTTAGAACATCCCAATTTAAAAGTATATAATCAATAAATCCTAGTTCTTTTAGAATAGAAAGCTCCATTTTAACGCGATCATAGTATTCCTTTTTGTTGTCTAGCTTGTCAATACCCCTCTGTTGCACTCCACGGAGACACAACGCCCTCAGGAGGTCGTAATTAGAAGATTTAGGGTCTAAATCAAGCTGATAATACACGCGCCTTTCTACCTCAATCTCTGGCAAACGAACGCCTGGAGGCATCGGGCGTTCAAGAGCATTTAAATTTCTAATTCCCATAATTGTTTTTGAAATATTTCAAAGTTCTTTTCTATATCGTACAAAGCATCATGTAACTTTTTTTCGTCAAAGTCAATATCATAATGTTGCAACAGGAACTTTTGACTAGACTTGAGGCCTCTTTCTCTGTAATTGAGATATCTCAACTGCCAAGCTAAGAAATCTTCTTTATCTGGGTTTTTGCTATCTTTAGCAATAGCCGTGGCAATTGCCTTGGTGTCAAAGCACCGCTTAGCAAAAGAGTAATCTATCTTTATATTTAAATTACGAGCAATAACCCCAAGCATATATAAGTCGTAGCCAAGAATATTCTGACCGACAACAATAACGTCGTCTTTACTTATTAAGTCCATAAACTCTTTAAATACTACGGCAGGGTCTTCTGCTTTAGCAATATAGTCTTCTTTACTAAAACCAGTAATTCTTGCAGCGTCTTCTGAGACATTTAAATCTTCCCACATTAAAAATCTGTTTTGCTTTTTAGTGATTTTTTTACCCTTGGCTTCAATCCAAGCAAGTTGCCAAGGTTTTGATGAAACAAGGTTTAATCCTTCAGTTTCTGTATCGAAGATAACATACCTTTGATCAAATTTAAATCTTAATAAGTCTTCCATTATTTGTCCTCCTTCCAGGCTTCCACACAAAAACGGTCACTGCCAAAATGGTCAAGTCGCGGATTAGACAAACTGGCTTGTCGACCAGGCTGACGATTACAAATACACTTGTATGTTTGGAAAGCGCTGACATCTTCTAGGTTTTCATAGTAAATTGATTTCGCTAATTCAATATATTTTTTGGCATCGCCAAAAGTATTAGTAATATAATCTACAATTTTTTCTTCAAGAATCTCGTCAAACGGCAATCCATTTCTTTCTATAAAAAATGAGACGTCAGACGGCAGATTAATCATACAGTTTGAAAATGAAGTTAAATTTTTATGCAAAAAAGAATCATAAAAAGGGACGACGTATTGTATATATTTAGTAGACTCCCACGGGCTGGTGATTTTTTTGTCAAAGCTTTGAGTGTATAAAGAGTATAACTCTTTAGCTCCCGCGTCTCCTTTAGGAAATGCAATCATCTTGCTCTCGGAGTCTTCGCTCAAGTCTTCGTTGTATATAGAAAATCGAAAGCCGAATCTCAGCCTATCTCCTAAAGTACGAAATGCTTCTGGGAAGCCTGCCATAGTATCTTCTACTAGAAAGATTTCTTCTATGTTTCCGTCCTTGCAAATTCTATCTACATCATCAATACGAAGAATACTGCGACCTATAGAAAAATGAGTCTTAAATAAAGGTGTCATACATAGCAATGTATATACTATTCTCTATTTGTCAAGTGTTTTGGGCAACCTTCGTAATATTTTAATTCATGGCTTCCACCCTCTGGAACCATGTCCTTTTTAAAGTCGTCTTGAAAGCAAGAAGAATGAAACTCTCCATCTTTGTCTAAAATGCTAACGTGCCAAAAATCAAATTTGTAAGGACAGTGCCACATTACAGAGCCGTCTTTCTTAAGTTGCCCTTTTTCTTTAGCAAATCCGCATTGAAGTCTACCCCCAAAGGAGCCATCGCTTGGGAAGCCTTTATCTATGGCAAAATTTGATACAGCATCCTTTTCATCGAAGTTTTCTAGATAGTCTTGTATTGAAGACAGCTGAAGCTCGAAACCTTCTAGGTCGTCATCTTCAATAGCATCCATTTTCATTAATCCATCCTTTTTTAAATTAAATTTTAAAAATAAAAATTCAGATGTTCTATTTACATATTCTGGAAAAAGAGTTTTGACCGCAAGGGAATACATATAATCTTGAAGGTTATCTTCTTTTTCCTTACCCTCAAACATTTTCTTGCTAGTCTTGTAGTCACGGATGATCGCAATCTTTTTATCTTTATAAAGAAAAAGTTGGTCAATAAAACCACGGATGTGATAACCGTTTTGCTCTATGTCAAAATCTAACTCAGCGTGAGCTTCATCTGGTATGCCTAAATCTTCTCCATGAAAGTTGCAATTTAAGCCATTAAGTATCATTTCTTTGATGAGGTTCATGTTGTCATCATCGGTGACACCAAGCTCAGAAGCGTCGGACATAATTAAGTCCTTTACCGCTTTGGATGCGAATGGATCTTTTGCTTTTACGACTTTATTAAAATGGGTCTTGGTTTTTTGTTTTGACAAAAACTCAAAAACATTGTGACACACTGTTCCCCGACGAGCCCCGTCGTTGTTGGTGTCTGGCAGTTTTTGTTTGTACTTGTTCCAGTATATCCAACTGCACGATTGCGCCGTCTTGATACGACTTGCTGATAGTTTAACTTCCATTTAAAATTTTAATTAATTTTTTGCAATGACCATTTTTTTTCAATTGCTCGTATTTATTTATTTGTTTTATAATGTATTGTTGAAAGGCATCTTGATCTATACTCCACTTATCTTTTCGATCATACCATTGTTTAAAATTCTCTAGCATACCCGTATCACACTCTAGCATTTCTCCGAAATCATTACATACAGGAGGATTGATTTTAATCAGAGATAGGTCAAAAACAGTTGACAGCTTTGAAGCGATCTTGATGGAGGCTAAGGCACCAGTATTTATATCTTTACTATTATCGTTATTTGTAGCAATGATAATTCTTTTCAAGTCGAATGCATTAAGATAGGAAATCATCTTAGCAGAAATATCTAAGCCAGCGAGCATTAGCACGTTCCTGTATCCTGCTTCATAAAGAGCCATGCAGTCGCCAATACTTTCTACGAGTATAACCTCTTGTTTTTCTTCTATATTTTTATGAGAAAGATGATGTGGATAAATCCAATTGGTTTTACGACCCATATGTTTCCATTTGGGAATATTTTTATCATCAGTAACACTCCTACCAGAGAAACCGTGTATCTGGTTATCTAAATCATAAACAGGAAATACAATTCTACGATACATTTTACCGCCACCAGCATAACCGCATTTAAATTCATCTTGGATTTTGGAAGAAATGCCTCTTTTTTCATAAAAGGTTTTCATTGGCAAAAGTTTGTCCAAATATGATTCGGGATATATTTTTTCCATTTCTATTTTTTCTTCTTTGGGTTTTGATTGGTATTGTTGATCTGGGGCGTCAATCAAATATTCTTTCAGCGTCTTGGGGTCGTTTGTATTTAGTGTTTCTTTCACTAAGGCTGAAAAGGGTTTGGCTTGGCTATCTGTGCCAAAGTCTTTCCATACACCACTGTCTTTATAGATAATAACAGAAGTATTTGTTTTTCCATTTCTATATATGGCACGAGTTCTCCAATGACTGCCACAATCTTGGAGCGGATAACCTAATTTATCTAATGATTCTCTATAAGTCATCAAATGAAGGAATTTCATTAGATGAAGATTCATTTAAATCTCCTCCAGTATTTCTGAAGTTTACGATGTCTCGCAGGTCTCCACATTCTGTAATATTAAAGTTTCTAAAAGATAGATTAACAAAATTCTTACGAAGATTGTCGTCAACTTGGACTGGCTCAACTGCACCAGCGATATCTTTGCCTAGGTGTCTAGACTTTACGTTGATAAGTTTATGTGTACCAAACTGATTGCCTTCTTCTGCAACCTCATCGTTTGTTTTTTGACGTAGAATAAACATATGAGAACAGAACTGAGTTATGCGGTCGGAAAGAGAAACAATAGATTCATCATCAATAATATTTGCACTCTGGCGATTGGTTGTAATACCGCTCCGATTAGACTGAACTGATGTGATCATCGGAATCACTGGGTTGCCTTCTTCTAATATTTCTTTTTGAATACACTTCTTGAACTTATCAACCATTTCTCCGACAGTTTGCCATTCGCTTTTATTCCCGCCATTTTCTGAAGATGTTTTGATATAGTCAAAAGAGAATACCATCTTGTTCCCTCTACCAACCTTCGAGTAATAAAAACGTTTTAGTGTATTGATCATGGAGTCAACATCCATGCCCCCAACATTATAATAATAAAATTGAAGTTTTTTGACCTTACTCCAAACGGAACGAACTTTAGATACAACCTCTGGGCCAGCCTGCCTCCACTTACCGCTTTCTAATAAGTGTGATGGAACTCCAGAGATGGAAGCGCATTGTCGAATAATTAATTCTTCCTTGCTCATCTCTCCATTATCAAAATGTAAAACTGGAACATCATACTTGGATGAAACTTGAGTAGCATAATGCATGCAAAACTGTGTCTTACCTACGCCAGAGCGCGCAACAATAACTGTAATATTTCCTGGACGTAAAAGAGACCCATAGATTTCATTAATTTTTGGGTGTGGACCCATCATACCAAACTCGTCGATTGGGTTGTTACCCCGATCCTCAATAAAGTCTTCCATCTCTTCATAAATATTTGATGGAACGTCGTCGCCAACTTCGAATAAATTAATCTTACTGTTATATATCTGATCAGCGCTTTCAATAATTTTTAAATAAGAAGTATCTGTAGATACACTCTTCATTGATTCGGCGATATTATTTGCTGTATTTGTAATTTCCCTACGAACGCTATATTTTTTAAGCTCTTTGATTGATGATTCTATTTTTTCTTCTGAGTTGATTCTCCTCATTGATAGAGATCTCACGTAATCAACTAAAGAAATATCCTCTTCAAACTTTATTCCTAAATCTTTAATTCTTTGAACCAAGACTATATCATCAATACTCTCGTCTTTCTGGCAAGCCCTCTTTATGACTGCAAAAATTGTTTTATGTAGCAGTGAACCATCATAGAAATCCGATTCACCAATCAGATGCATAAAGTTTATAAGTGTATTTGGCTTTTGTATAAAAGCGGCCAAAACCTGCTTTTCAATTTCGAGACTATATATCATATGTAGGCCATACTACATAAAATATACCTCTTGTCAAGTATTATTCTGACTCTTGACCTACCTCGTAACTATTTTGAGTATACTCGGTTATGTAATTTTCTATTGACTTAATAAGTCCAGATTCTGTGATCTGAGACTCGCAGTTTGTATAGACAACTGGAGTACCCTCTTCGTTACAATAAGCAATTATAAAACCCTTATAAGACTCTGCACCGCCAGTAAGTTCATACAATTGTGTTAGAATTTTTGGGGGTAACTCAAAATTTTTAAATTTAGGTTTAGATGCCATCTGCATTGTTTTACACTACCCCAAAAGGTTTGCGAAAAAATCTTCTGATAATTCATCGTCTGGGTAAATTTCTATTAATTTTATATCATTCATCTCGCAGAACTCTATTTTTTTATTATCTCTGCGTATTTGACGAACAAAATTAGCTCTAGTCTTGTGAAAATGCTTAACAAACTTTAAATGC